CCTGTTGGTACACTGATCTTTAGTCCTGTCCCTAGGATCTTTGACTGGCCAGGTTGCACAACAACACTCTCGCCATCTTCCGGGGCGAAGAAGAAATCCATTCCGGCATCTGAATTATGTGCACGTTGTGGGATCTTCGCATCCTCTCTCAATCTATATACTTTTACTTTCTCGTCGAACATCAACAAACTCCTTTTCCTCTAACGTCTTGTTCTTCAATAAGGGTGTAGGTAAAGCTGTTACCAAACCTATCTGCTCCTTTGTTACAAGTATCCATGAACTCGTAAAAGTCTTTACTGCTCTGGAACACTTGGCATCCAGCGGATACACCGCCAGTATATTCTCTCTCGTCTGAACCAAAGTGACGATGGATGTTGATCCCGAAGAAACCTTCGTGCTCTGGTCCTACATAATCTGGTGTGGTGTCTTTGTTTGCATCTCTCCAGACACTCACTGTACCATTACGTTGGCATAGGGCTGTGTACTTTCTTTTGCCTCCGTGAGTATCTATCTTGTAGACGCCGCGGTATTGTGCTGGTACTAAGATTGCGGTACCTTTTGACACAATTGGTTTCGTCAAGATCCTTGTCCCGGGCTCGGTAGTGGCAGGATAAATATCACACACCCA